TTTCCTGCAATGGTTCTGCTTCACACTAGATCAGCACGACCAGCGGCAGCCCATCAAGCCATTCCCGTGGCACAAACCGCATATCCAGGCCATGACCGGCCTTTGGCTCGATAATCCGCTGCTCATCGTGGCGAAATCGCGCCAGATGGTGGAGACCTGGCTGTTCTGTGCCCTGCACCTATGGCTGTTCCTGTTCCGCAGGGGTCAGCTCATTATGTTGCAATCAAAAAGAGAAGAAGACGCTATCGGCAACGAGACGGCCGGGGACGGGCTTGTAGGGCGTTCGCTGTTCATGCTGCACCATATCCCCTACCGGCGACAGTTGTTGGGCAAAATCGACGAGACCGCCACCAAGATTGAGAATCGCGCGCAGAACAATACCCTGTGGGCAATCCCCCAGGGGCCGGACATCATCCGGCAGCGCACGTGCTCCGCGCTGTTCAGCGATGAATGCGGTGTTCAACCCGATTTCGACGACGCCTACACCGCGGCAATTCCTACGATTCTAGGCGGTGGGCGGTTCACTGGGTTGTTTACAGCTAATCCGTCATTCGCTCAGCAGCTTTTCGAGGATACGCTAGGCGATGGTGATAACTGAGCCGACAGTAGTAATCCCGGGAATTGACGCCAGACCGTGTAAGACTGGCTTTGTAGCAATTAAGCTGCACTATTCAAGCGACCCGGAAACCTATACGCCGGAACACGTTGCGGCGCTCAAGGCCTCTATGCCCTCGTGGCGGTTTCGCAAAGAGTACGAGATTGATTTCACCGCGCAGGCCGGCCAGCCCGTGTTTGAGTCCGAGGCCCTGAACGCGCAGTCGCGCAATCTGCGTAACCCCATAGCCCGCATGGACTTAGACGAGTCCGGCAAGCTGGTCAAGCGCGAGCGCGGCCGCCTGGCTATCTATCAGGACGTTCGGGAGTCATGGCGGTATGCGGTGGGCATGGATGTTTCTGAGGGCGTGGCGCAATCCGACAGCACGATTGAGGTGTTCGAGGCATTCAAGCGTGAACAAGCCGCCGAACTGGCAGACAACCGCATATCGCCCCCGGAGCTTGGGCGATTCGCGGCCGCCGTGGGCGAGTATTACAACCGAGCGTTAATCTGCTGCGTGCGGCCCATGCACGGCATTACGGTGCTGAGAACGCTGGTGGATGACTGCCACTACACCAACCTATGGCATGATCGCATGGACGAGCACCTTGCCGCCATGCCGACGGAGCGGCTGGGCTGGGCGAAGGGCGAAGGGCGTAGTCCCCGGCTGATGGACCCCTATATTGAGGCCGTGGACGCGCAGGAGGTCATTTTGCGCTCGATGCAGTGCCGGGACCAGCACGGGCAGTATATCTACGACGAGAAGGGCTTGGCGACGTTGTCGAAGAATACCGAGTTGAATACGGCACTGCGCGCCCGGCATGGCGATATGGTGGTGGGTTGTGCGCTTGCGTATCGGGCGTGTTGCGACGTGCCGAAGGCTCGTAGCGGGCATTCAGCGCCCAGGCAGCGCTCGACGGACCAGATTGGTATGCCGGCGAATGACCCGTTGCTGAGGAAGCTGAACAAGCGCGCTCAGAGGACAAGCCGATGATGCCGAACCCCATGAAGGCGATTAACGCGGCAATCAGGCGCATACGGCGGGTTCTGCCCGGCGGCAATGGCAAGGCAGGCGCGCAGGACACCAAACGCACCAAGGACCTGAACGACCGCATCAACGCCATGCTCGAAGCCGGTGAGGACCATTACACCGAATGCCGCGCAGGGATTGAAACCTCTGGCGTGCGGATGATGTTCGGTGCCCAGGTGCGCGATAGCGACCCGATGCCGGATGGCTGGATACCCGTGCAGGATAACCGCCTATGGCCGCTGCTGACGCATGAGCAGGCCGTCATGAGCCAGAACCCACGGAGAATAGCCCTTGCGCCACTGAAGCCCGAGGATGCTGAACTTGTCAAGGTGGCCGAGGGCGCGCTGAACTACGTCTGGCAGAAGGTTATCAAGGGCGATATGATGCTGTTGAGAGCGGTGATTGATGGCCAGACCCACGGTCATTGGTTTACCTGCCTGTGGAACGACGAACATGCCCGGTGGAACCAGGAAGAACACCGGTTCGAGGACAGATTGAAGTGCGCGCTGGTGTCGCCCGGGACGTTCAGGGCCGACCCGGTAGCCGAGACCGCAGAGGACTGGCAGTTTGCCTATACCATGCGGATGATACCAGTAGCGGACGCTATCGGGCGATGGCCGGAGTTCAAAGAGCAGATCATCCAGGCGGCGATGGGTGAGGACGAACACCGCAGGGACGCCGACAGGGAGATCAGCGCGCAACTGAGGCCGTATCAGACCACGGGCGGCGACATGGAGGCCGTGGACACCAGCCGGAGCCTGATGCTGGGCGACCGGGAGCGCCTGCTGAGGACGCTGGAATACCACGAGAACCCGACGTTGGGTATCAAGACCGTCGAGGGCGGCAGGAGCCTTCCGGGCTATGTCTCCGTGCTGGAAATGATATTCGTTGACCCCGAGATGAAGCGCGAGAGCCGCATGGAAGACGTGCCGCCGGAGAGCCTTGAGGCCAGCGGCCGCCTTGTCTACGACGAACAGGGTCGCCAGATGGACAGCGAGACCGGCGAACCCTTCAGGTCCAGCGACGCCGACGAGGGCGCGGCGTGGCCGCAGTATGAGGCCGATAGCTGGGACCAGCCGGTATACCCGTATGGGCGTCACGTCATTCGATTCGGCACCGAGACCATCGTGCATGACGCGCCGTGGCCGTATGAGCATTGGCTGTGGACGCAGGGCGTTCGCGGGATACTCCCGCATACATGGGTGGGGCAGAACGCCGTGGAGTCTGCGAAGGACTCGCAGGAGATTATCAACCAGATTCGGACATACACGCTGAATTACCTGCGGAATCACGCGCAGGTCGAGACCGTCGTTGAGGAAGAAGCGCTGGTGGGCGCGGAAGACCTTGAGGACGTGTCGCAGTTTATCGCCTCCGGCCCGAACCGAATTACCAAGGTGCACGCAAACAAGATGGGCGGGTATCAGCGGGTTCCCCCGCCCGCGTGGCCATCCGGGTTGTCGCAGGTGCTCGACCGCGTGGAACAGGATTTGCGGGATATCATCGGCGTGCAGACGGTGGACCAGGGCCGGGGAGAAGGCAAGACCTTGGGTCAGGACGTGCTGAATGAGACCAAGAGCAGGCTGCGCACCGCGTTGCAGACGTTCTACATGGACGATTTTGTGGTTCGGCTCATCGAGCAGGCATGGGAAATCATGCGCGCACGGTGGCGAGACCGGGATGTCGTGAAGATACTCGGCGAAGGCGGGCTGGTGCAGGGCATGCCGATGAACCCCGCGATGCTCGATGCCGACTTTGATATCTCGGTGTCGGTGGAAAACGCGATGCCGATGGACAGGGAACGCCGGAAGCGGGACGCCGAATCGCTGTTCGGGCTTCTGGGGCAGACGGCGCTGTTCCCGCAGGTGCTGAAGATACTGCTGGATGCCTATGACGTGCCGAATGCTAAGGAGATGCTTGACCTGATTACCGGGGTTGTTGCGGGCCAGCCCGCACAGCCCATGCAGCCCGTGGAACCCGGCGCGCCTCAGCCAGAGACGCAGACGCCGGAAGCCGCGCCCATGACGGAGGCGGGGCCGACGGGCGAACAGGCCGCTAAACGGCTGGCAATGGAACCAATGGGAGGGTGAACAACATGGCAGCGAAGAATAAGAACCCGATTGTTTCGGCCTATCCGTATGACCTTCGGTTGCTCCTGAGGGTCGGCATGGCCCAGACCACGCACGGCCCGAAGATTGCGGAAATCACGCGGGTAACCGGCGGCGTGCTTGTGACTTACGAGAACGGCGCTCAGTTCGAGCATCTGGGCGCTATGCGCGTTGAATACGCGGTGTCCGAGCCTGAGGACGAGAAGCCGGAGGCGTGACCATGGCTGTCAAGAACTGGGTGGCCGACAGGGCGGCGGGCAAGGGCGACTGGCAGCGGCCTATGGCCGTGAGCCGCAAAGAGCGGGACGCCAACTACGAACGCATCTTCGGCAAGAAGAAGGCCGGGAAGAAAAGACGGAGCTCCGCGAATGTCTGACGGATGCCACCAGTGCGGGCGGTGCTGCGCGTTTGTGCCATTGCCCTCGGGCATGACACTGAGCGCCATGCGCATGAATGGCATTCCGCTTGCGCTGCTGGCCCCGGAAGTGGGGTATTACCGCCTGCGCGACGGCCTGAGCGTCATCGGCCAGCGGGTGTATCTCGACGCCGGGGTCGAGGTGTTCGTCAGGACGGTGCCGGGACATGGGCGTATGCTGCTGGCCGCCGCGCCCTGCGTGAACATGGGCGGCGACGGGCGATGCAGGGACTATGAGAACCGCCCGATACTCTGCCGGATGTTCGACGAACTGACCGCCTATGCCTACGTGGTTCCCACGGGCTGCGGGATGGACCCCGGACACCTGGGCGTCGATGTGGATGAGGTGGTTGCCGTGGCCCGCGACCGCATGAAAGCAAGGGAATAGGCCATGCCGTGGACCGCTAAGAGCTTCAAGAAGCACAACCGCAAGGCCACGAAGAAGATGGCCGACGTGGCGAACGCGGTTCTCCGGGAGACCGGGGACGAGGGCAAGGCCATCAGGATAGCGAACGCACAGGGCAAGCGGAAACGGAAGCGCCGGCGCAAGGGCAATGCCATGCGCGGCGCGATGATGATGAAAGGAAAATGAAATGGCCCAAAAGGGGATTCCGGCGATGGACGAGAAGAAATGGCAAGCCGAAGATGATGCGCGAACGCTCATTCGCGCCGAAGAAATCAAGGCGGACAAGGCAAGATACGACAGAGCGATGAAGGCCGTGGCAAAGGAGAAGAAGGCCGTTGATAAGACGGCGGCGGCGGCGGCGCGGGGCGTGATGTCCCGAAAGTAGTAAACAACTGAATCGCCGCGTCGGCTAGCTACCGGCAGCGGCAAACGAAGACCAATGAGAGGGCCGTCTGGGGCCAGAACCTCCGGACGGCCCTTTTTCATTGGCACTGAAAAGGAGAGAACGATGAGCGACGAACAGAACGCCGCGGTGGAAGAGCCTGAGAACACGCCCATTCCTGACGAGGAAGGGCTGGAAGCCGAAGAGGAATCCGCCGAAATGCCGGAGGGCGATGAGCCTTCCGAGAAAAACGCCGATTACTGGCGTGGCCGCGCCGAGGCAGCCGAAGCACTGGTCGCCCGGCGCGAGACACAGGTTGCCGACGAGCCGGGGCGTGACTTTGACGCCGAAATCGCCGAGACCAGGCAGCAGTTGGAAGCCGTCCAGCCGGACCCGATGGACGACGAGGACGAGAAGATGGACAAGCGGTTGCAGCGCGTGGAGTTGCGGCAGCAGTTGTCCGCACTGCGCGCAGAGCGCCAGGACGCGCAGGAGGCCGTCGAGGGCCAGACTGCGGCGGTTGAAGCGCACAAGGATTATCTGAACGACGCGCTGAAGGCCGAGGGCATTCCGCCCAGCCGCTACAACGCGCTCGACCAGCGGGTTCGCGCCCGGTTGGCGAAGGCGGGCCGCTCTGAGAACGAGCCGCCGTCGAGGGCCGAATACGAAACCGCTGTCGAGGTGGAAACGCTGCGCATCAAGAACGAGATGTTGCAGAAAAAGGGACCGACCACGAAGGGCGCACAACCCCCGAAGCCCAGCACGGGCGGCGGGCCTGCCGCGAATCTGCCCGACGAGGAGGTCAAATTCAAGGACTTGGACGAATGGGCCAAACAGATGAGGGCCGCTGGATTCTGAGTCCCCACGGAATGACGCTGCAAACACACAAGGACCCAAATCATGGGTGACTACGCAACGCTGGCGAAACATGCCTGGAAAACCGGGATTTCCGACCCCCTCTGGGAGTCCATCTCGCTCCTCGCATGGCTGAAAGAAGGGCAGAGGCTTGAAGTGAGCGGGCAGGACATGAAGGAAGCCCGCTACAACAGCAACGACGGGGAAGACCTGGTTTACGGCTACGGCGATGATACGCCGGTGGTGGCCGGGCAGGTGGACGAGGCAACCACGGCGACCTTCCAGTGGAAGGCCGCGCGCATGGACACCTACGTCAAGGAACGCGAGATGCTGACCACGAAGGGCATGTCCGAGGTCGGCGTCGATTTCGTCAAGGAGAAGATGGAGCGGGCGAAGGTGCATTTCAAGCGCTACTTCAACAAGCGCCTGTTAGGTCTGTCCGGCACGACCACGGACGCCTCCGAGGACTTCCAGGGCATCCGCGACGCGCTGACGCACGACCTGACCTACGGCGGTGTCACGCGCGCAACGACCGTGACCAACTCGGAGTTCCAGGGCGGTTCGCTGGCCGGCACCTACGCCGACCAGGCCATGACCTACCCGGCGAGCATCGCCACGGTCAGGGACATGCAGGACGTGTGCAACGAGTTCGAGCCCGACCCGGGCGAACTGGTCCTCTTCGTGGGCCGGTTGCCGTTCCGCGAGCTTCAGGGGCAGGTCGAGGGTTCCGTGAGCTACAGCGGCGACAAGAATGGCGCGCTGTATTACGGCAAGCCCACGTTCTACATCGACGACATCCGTGTCGTCATGGATTACCACCTGGCCGAGAAGTATGCCACTGGCGCCAGTCGCTGGGCGTTCATGCTGAATCGGAAGACCTGGAATTTCCGGCTGCACCCCCAGCGGAACTTCGATGTCAGCCCGTTCAAGATGCAGGACGAGCAGATCGGCGGCGTCCCGGTGGCGATGAGCACCATCAAGATTTTCGGCAA